GAAAAACCTGACTTTTCAAAAAAGTCTTTTGACCTGCCATCTATCGCAGAACTAAATAAAGAACACTTGGCAAGACAATATCTAGAGAACAGAAAAATTCCAAAAGAATATTTTCGTGAATTGTATTTTTGTCAAAACTTCAAAGAGTGGACAAACACTCAGAAGCACACATTCGATAATTTAGACAATGACGAACCAAGAATCATCATCCCACTCATCAATCAAGGAAAAATCTTCGGGTTTCAAGGTCGCAGTCTGAATAAGAATTCAAAGGTCAAATATATTACAATCATCCTAGACGACAGCCATCCAAAAATATATGGTTTAGATAAAGCAGATTTTAATAAGACTGTATATGTCGTTGAAGGACCAATCGATAGTATGTTTTTAGATAATGCAATTGCTATGGTTGGAGCAGATTTGGACTACATGTTTTTCATTACTAATTTTGAATCGGACTTTGTGATGGTTTATGATAATGAAAAACGAAATAAACAAATTATTCAGAGAATGGAGAAGGCAATTGATTCCAAATTTCCTATTGTAATTTGGCCGAATGACTTGAAAGAAAAGGACATCAATGATATGATACTTGAAGGTATTGATGTCAACAAAACTGTAAAAGAAAATACCTTTATGGGGTTAGAAGCAAAAGCAAAACTTATTGGTTGGAAACGAGTATGAGCAACGGGACAAAAGTAATTAAAAGAAATGGTCGAGTGGAATCTTTGGATTTGAATAAAATTCATTTGATGGTTGATGAGGCTTGTAAGGATTTGTCGGGAGTATCGGCAAGTCAGGTTGAGATGCAATCTGGAATCCAATTTTATGATGGTATTGCAACTCGGGAAATTCAAGAAATCTTGATTCGGTCTGCATCGGATCTAATTGATTTGGATAATCCAAATTATCAGTTTGTTGCAGCAAGACTTCTATTGTTTTCTGTAAGAAAGTCTTTGTATGGGAAAATTCAACACCATCCTACTTTCCTAGATCACATTAAAAAATGTGTAACTGCTGGTGTTTATGACAAAGAAATTCTCACAAACTATTCTGAAGAAGAACTTAATAAACTTGGTTCGTATATTAATCATAATCGTGACTACTTATTCACTTATGCGGGTCTACGTCAAGTCGTTGATAAGTACCTCGTGCAAGATAGAAGCAGTGGAAGTGTATATGAAACCCCACAGTTTATGTACATGATGATTGCTGCGACAATTTTTTCTCAATACTCAAAAGAAATTCGTCTTTCATACGTAAAGAGGTACTATGACGCAATCTCCAAACACAAAATCAACATTCCCACACCTATCATGGCAGGAGTGCGAACTCCACTTCGACAATTTGCTAGCTGTGTTCTTGTTGATTCTGATGACACCCTCGATAGCATCTTTAGTTCTGATATGGCTATCGGCAGATATGTTGCACAAAGGGCGGGAATCGGTATCAACGCAGGCAGAATCCGTGGCATTAACGCTAAAATCAGAGGTGGAGAAGTTCAGCACACAGGTGTTGTACCATTCCTCAAAAAATTTGAGAGCACTGTCAGATGCTGCACTCAAAATGGCATCCGAGGTGGATCAGCAACTGTCCACTTTCCAATCTGGCACCAAGAAATCGAAGACATTCTAGTTCTCAAGAACAACAAAGGAACTGAAGATAATCGAGTTCGTAAACTTGACTACTCCATTCAAATTTCCAAGTTATTCTATGAAAGGTTTATCAAAGATGAAGAGATTACTCTCTTCAGTCCCCACGACGTACCTGGACTTTATGATTCTTTCGGACTCCCTGAGTTTGACGATCTCTATGCTTCATATGAAAAAGATCCGTCCGTTAAGAAAAAAACTATTAAGGCACAGGAACTCATTCTTGATCTCCTCAAAGAACGTGCTGAAACGGGTCGTATCTACATAATGAATATCGATCATTGCAACTCTCATTCTTCATTTAATGATAAGATTTGGATGAGCAATCTTTGTCAGGAAATTACGCTACCAACTAAACCATTACAACATATTGATGATCCAGATGGTGAGATTGCTCTTTGTATTCTTTCTGCAATTAATGTCGGTAAAGTAAAGTCAGACGAAGAGTTTGAAGAACTCTGTGATCTTTCTGTTCGTGGACTTGAAGAACTGATCGATTATCAGGAATATCCAGTTTCTGCAGCAGAGAAATCAACTAAAGCACGTCGTTCACTTGGCATTGGATATATTGGTTTGGCACACTATTTGGCAAAACTTGGATTTAGTTATAATTCTCAGGAAGCATGGGATGCAGTTCATGGACTTTCGGAGTCTTTTCAATATTATTTGCTAAAGTCTTCTAATCAAATTGCAAAAGAAAAAGGTTCTTGCGAATATTTTAATCGTACAAAATACTCACAGGGGTTACTTCCAATTGATACCTATAAAAAAGATGTAGACGAAATTACTTCTATTACATATCAACATGATTGGGAAACTTTACGTTCCGAGATTAAAGCATTTGGTCTACGACATTCAACACTGTCCGCACAAATGCCATCGGAGAGCAGTTCCGTTGTGTCAAATGCAACCAATGGAATCGAACCACCTAGAGGATACTTGTCCATTAAGAAATCAAAGAAAGGACCTCTTAAGCAAATTGTTCCACAGTATCAATCACTTAAGAACAACTATACGCTTCTTTGGGATATGCCTGATAACAATGGTTATATTAATATTGTTTCTGTAATGCAAAAGTTTTTTGACCAGGCAATTTCTGGTAACTGGAGTTATAATCCAGAAAACTATCCAGACAATGAAGTTCCCGTGACGGTCATGGCAAATGATTTCTTAAAAACTTATAAGTATGGATGGAAAACTTCTTATTATCAAAATACCTACGATATTAAAACGGATGAGGTAAAGGAAGAACATAAGAATGTTGATGATTTAATTAAAGAAATTTTAAATTCAGAAGGAGAAGAGGATTGTGAATCCTGTAAAATTTAGAGTTAATTCCGATAAAACTACAGAAATTTCTGGTATGACTGTTTTTAACACAAACAAGACGGATATAAAAAAGCAACCAATGTTTTTTGGATCTCCTTTAGGAGTGCAAAGGTATGATACTTATAAGTATCCTATTTTCGATAAACTGACTACTCAACAATTGGGATATTTCTGGAGACCTGAGGAGGTCTCCCTCCAAAAAGATAGAGCAGATTATCAAACTCTTAGACCAGAACAAAAACATATCTTCACTTCTAATCTTAAATATCAAATTCTTCTTGATAGTGTACAAGGTCGTGGTCCTGGTATGGCATTTATGCCATATTGTTCTCTTCCTGAATTGGAAGCTTGTATGAACGTTTGGGAATTTATGGAGATGATTCATAGTCGATCATACACTTACATTATCAAAAATGTATATTCTGATCCAACTGAAGTATTTGATTCAATTATTACTGATGAAAGAATTTTAGAAAGAGCAGCATCAGTTACAGGTGCATATGATGATTTTATTAATACTGCTCAGGTTTATGGATCTTCAAATGCTTGGAGGTTTGCACAAGAAGGTGCTGGATCTTCCAGAGATGATCGTATTGAATTAAAAAGAAAACTTTATCGTGCAGTTGCCAATGTCAATATTCTCGAAGGTATCAGATTCTATGTTTCGTTCGCTTGCTCGTTTGCATTTGGTGAACTCAAACTTATGGAAGGATCCGCTAAAATTATCTCTCTCATCGCAAGAGACGAAAACCAACATCTTGTCATTACTCAAAACATCCTCAACAAATGGAATGATGGGGATGATCCAGAAATGCAGCAAATTGCTAAAGAAGAAGAAGAATGGGTGAAAAAAGCATTTGAGAATTGTGTGAATGAGGAAAAACGTTGGGCAGAATATCTTTTTAAAGATGGCTCAATGATTGGTCTTAATGACAAACTTCTTCATCAATACGTTGAGTGGATTGCAAATCGAAGGATGAAAGCAATTGGACTAAAACCGATGTATGATATTCCTGCAAAGAATAATCCACTTCCTTGGACCGAGCATTGGATTTCTTCTAAAGGTCTCCAGGTTGCTCCACAAGAAACCGAAGTTGAAAGTTATGTTGTTGGTGGTATTAAGCAAGATTTGAAAAAAGATACCTTTGCTGGGTTCCAACTTTGATTTATCGGGGGCAACTGCCCCCTTTTTTTATAAATAACTAAAAAACTAGAGTATAAAAATGTCCAGCATTAACGAAGAAATGAGTTCTGACCAGAAAAAAAGAGCAAAGAAGATTATGGGGCAACTTACTCAAAATCCTATTACAAAATCTAGTGGTGCTGGTGCATTATCCCCAGAAGCAGCAGAAGAGTTGGGGGATAAAGCAAAAGAATTGAGAAAGAAAAAATTAGCAAAAGTTGGACTACCTAGTATTAATAAAAATCCATTTAGCAAAGAAATGAAGGAAGAGATAATTTCCGAAAGAGAAATGACAAAGGCAGAAATGAAAAAAGAGAAAAAACTCAAGAATAAATATGATACTTCAGCAATGAAGAAAAGTATGATTGACCAATACGGCAAAGAAAGAGGAACTCAAATTTATTTTGCCACTATCCGTAAGCAAGCAATGTCAGATTCATTTGAGGTAGAAGGTGAGCAACTTGACGAACTTGCTCCTCTTGCTGCTGGAGCACTTGCTGCTGGTGCAGCAGGACTTGGTGCAATGGCAATCAATAGAGCAAGGCAGGCAGCAAAGTCTGGAGTAGATGCTGCTAAATCTGGAGCAAAAGTAAAACCATCTACTGGAATTGCTGGTGCGGCATATGGAATGCAAAAAAGAAATCAAGCACTTAATTCGGCAATGCAACAACTGCGTCAGGCATTTGATTATGATGATGCCTATGATTATATTATTGAAATGCTAGTTGCTGCTGATTTTGCAGAAGATTATGAAGCAGCAGAAGTAATGTTTGAGCACATTAGTGATGAGTTTACCTCTGTTATTCTTGAGGAGTATATTGAAGAGAAGGCAAGAGGAACTAGAAAGAAAACAACAGTTCACGCATATGATGTTGACGAAACTCTCTTTGGACACGGTAAGAAGGGCAAACCAAACGTTCAGGTTCACGTCAAGGATACGTCTGGAAAAAGAGTTAAGAGTCTAAGCAACCAGGAGTTCAATACTCATAAGTTGGATAAGGGACATTCTTATGACTTCAGTGAGTTCCAAAGTGCGAAGAAATTTTCTCAAACTGCTAGTCCAAACAAGAAAGTAATTAAGGATATCAAGAGAAAGCAAGCAAGAGGACAAAACGTTCATCTTATTACTGCTCGTTCTAAGTTTGACAATCCAAGTGAATTCCAAGGACACCTCAAGAAGCACGGTGTTGACGTAGATAAGAAGAACATTCACTACACTGGTGGAATGAAGGGTGGTGATATTGGTAAGAAAAAAGTTGATGTTGCGAATGCAGTAGCAAAACAAAGTGGTTCCAAAAAAACTCATATGTATGATGATGCTGCCAAAGTCCATAAAGCATTTGAGAAGGAAAAGAAAGAGAACCCAACTTCAAAGACAATCAAAACTCATATGGTAGCACCAGACAGTTCTGGAGAATCAAGAGTTCGTTCTTTCCAAGCAACTAAAGGTGGAACAACTGGTGGTCCAGAAAAGACCACTAAAGAAAAGCAACGCGCTAGAAAGAAAGCAAGAAAGAATATGGGTGAGGAGATGACTGCTTATGAATATTGGAAGCAGTTCATTGATTGATAATGAAATTTAATTTTTCCTTTGGGAAGAAAAGAAGAGGAGTTATAGAGTGGGCTAAAATCTCTATACTCCTTGAAGGTATTATTGAGTTTTTATCTTCTAAGTTTGGAATTGATAAGAAGAAACTTTGGGATATTGTAGATGAAATCCAAAGAGAACTTCTCAAAAGAGGTTGGATTGATGATACTGTAAATGATTATGTCATCAATACTCCAGAATTATTAGACCAAAGAGTTGAAAGAGATGTAGATAAAGCAATAGAAGAATACAAAAAACTGGAAGAAGAACCAGTTAATATGAAGAATGAAGTGATATTAAAAGAGATTGAAAAACCAAAATATACAGAGACCCAAAAGAAGATTGTAAAGGATGCTGTATATTATGAAAAACCTTCAGATGGCAGTAAAGCACAAGACCTTTTGGGTGGAGAGATTGGTATAAAAGGAATTTGGAAAGTTGATGAAGATAAATAAACTATAAATATTATTAAGAAAAGTACTTTTCAATACCCACAAAGAAGATGAAGAAAGAAGACTTGGATGCATTAGCAGGTTTATATGAAGGTGTTTATTCACCTACAAATAATGGTGAATACTTGGCAGAAGACATTAAATCTTTTTCAGATAGAGGTGGGGCACTTGGTGCTTTGGGTAGGGCAATCTCTAGGTCTGGAACTGATGCAGGTAAGGCACAAAATAGAGCAGCACTTTCTAGAGCAAATCAAGGTATTGCAAGTTTTATGAATAGAGGTGGTGTTTTTGGTAGAGGTGGTGCTGTAGATAGACTTTCAAATAAACCAGCACCTACATCAAAACCATCAGCAGCACCAACTCAATCAAGATTTGCTGGTGCTCGTGATGCCGCATTTTCAAAAGCAAGACAAATTCAAGGTTCTCCAGTAGTTGGACCTAGACCTACAGAAAAACCTGCAGGAACAACACCAGCGGCAGCACCAAGACCTGCAGCAACTTCTCCAGCAGCAAGACCTGCAACACCAGGAGGAGCAAAGGTTGCTCCATCTGCAGCAGCAAAACCTGCAGGACAAACTGGTGATAAAGCAAAGGATATGGCAACTTGGGCAAAAGCAAATCCAACTCTTGCAAACAAACCAAAAACTCCAAATCCTTTGATGCAAAAGACTTTTGGTTATCAGACTGGAAATGCTCCTGACCAAATTAAAGCAGCATCAGCAGGAGGAGATGCCCAAAAGGCAGCAGCATCTTTTGCTAGAAGCAGAGAAACTGCGAATAAGTTGGGAATGTCTGGTTCTCTTAAATCAATTTCTTCTGGATACGAGTGGGGTTCAAAGGCAACACTTAAGGATGTTGCAAGTCTTTATAGTTCAATCTATGAGGGTAAAAAGAAGGACCAAGACCAAGATGGTGATAATGATTTCGCAGATGTAAGAATTGCAAGAATGATTGCATCTGGAATGTCAAAAGCAGAGGCAATCGCAGCAGTTAGAAATAAAGAATATAATGAAGAATTTGAATATTGGGTAGATTCTCTTGTAGAAGAGGGTTATGACCTTTCTGATTACACTATGGATGAAATGTTTGATATCTATCTTGATGAAGCAGAAGGTTCCTACGGTGCTACTCCAAAAGCAAGAGCAGCAATGAGTAAACTAGCTGCTGCCAGAGCTCGTAAACCTGCAAGTGAGTATCCACAAAAGGGTGAAAAAACTAGAAAAGTAAAGGCAGCAGAAAAGCAAACGAAAAGACAAGATATGCTTTCTAGGGGTCTTTCTGGAGGTAAGAAATCTTCTAGACCTTTTGGTTCTAGAGGTAAGATGGATGCCGATGAGAGAACAGAAAGAAGGTCTGAGCGTGCTTTTGATTTAGAAACCAAATATGGGGAGGGTTCAATTACCAAGAATCCTAAGAAACTCCGCAAGCAAAAGGCAATGGGTGAGTTTGGTGAGGCATACGATATTGATGAAGCAACTAGAATGCGTAAGGAACTAGGTAAGGAAGGTGAGATTGAAACCCGCAAGGAACTTGCAGCACGTTCTAAGGCATACAAGCGTTCTGGAAGTGTAGATAAGACCATTGCAGCAGCAGAGAGAGGTGCCGACCGTCCTTATATTAAATACAAACGTGATGAGTCTGACGCAGACAGAAAGAAGAGAGAAGAAAGACAAAGTAGAACTCTAAGAGGACTTGCAGCATCCAGAAGAGGTTCTGTTAGAGATAATCCAAGAGCAGGAATGCGTGGTTATGCTGCTAAGGTAGAGGGTAGTGATAAGGACCTACAATCAGCAAGACAAAAAGCAATGTCTGCTGGAACTCTAACTCCAAAAGAGAAAAAGCAGTTGGGTGAAGTTTATGAGATTGTAGCATCATACCTCCTTGAGAACAACTTTGCTGCAACTCTTAATGATGCCAATGTCATTATTGAAAATATGAGTGAAACTTGGTTAGAGGAAATTCTAACCGAAAGAAGAAAATAATTATTACAATTCACACAATTTTACACCCCCTTGACGGGGGTGTTTTTTTATGTCTAAAATGACTCTGTGGAGTTTCAAGAAAATTCTAGGTTCTAAATAGCTCAAAGTACAATAATACAATATGAGTTATGAAAACCCTTGGAGATTCAATGGGGAAATTTTTGAGTCTGATAATATTCAAGATAATTTTGGTTTTGTATATCTTATATCTTGCATTCCGACTGGTCGCAAGTATATTGGTAGAAAGTATTTCTGGAGTTTCCGCACACCAAGAGGAAAATCTAGAAAGGTTAAGTCGGAGTCCGATTGGAAAAAGTATTACGGCTCCTGTCCTGAACTTAAAGACGATGTTAACCTTTGGGGAAAAGCATCCTTCAACAGAACTATACTTAGCCTCCATAAAACAAAAGGAAAATGTAATTACGAAGAAACCAGACAACTCTTTGTAAATAATGTCTTGACAGAAGCACTTGACGATGGGATTCCTGCGTATTATAATTCTAATGTCCTAGGAAGATATTATCGGAAGGATTACTTTAATGAATGACCTAAAAGTAAAAAAAGTCTGCAATACTTTGATTGAAAATCATATCAATCGAATGCACGAATTGTGTGATGAGGGTCGAATCAAAGATGCTGAAAGTGTTTATGGTGAGATTCGAGATTGGGTGATTCAAAAAGAAAATCTAGAAGTTTTATCATTGGAGTATATTAGTGGTTATTTTCTAGATTTGTAACAAAACTAAATAATCACTTATAATGTAAAATCCAAACTTGGATCCCTATTATGAGTAGGGTTTTTTATTATGAGATTTTGAATGATTTTTAGAGCCGTGGGTAATGCCTTCTGAGAAGAAGGAACTTCTCCTTTACCTAGACGGATGTAGAGTTCAATTAATTTTAATGCAATCTATCTTTACAGTAGCCTTGCCCCTTCTGGCAACGGTTACAACCAGCACGGCATCACTGCCATTCGTCAACTACAAGATGCAAGGTCCTCCACCTCCAGTGGAACCAACAACTAAATCATTTTCCGATATTAAAAAATTTGACCTTGTAGATGAAAAGAAGACAGCAATCCGAGAGGTTGCTCCCGAAAAGCCAAAAGAGAAAAGACTAATTTGTAAAGGGTGTAATGAACATGAGAATGCTACCCTGGCATTTTTCCAGGAACGTGGTGTTAAAGACAGAAACGCCCTTGCTACCATCATGGGTAATATTCGTCAGGAATCAACTTTTATTCCTAACATTTGTGAAGGTGGTAGCAGAACCAGTTGGAGTAACTGCGGACGTGGTTACGGACTGATTCAATGGACATCTGCCGATCGTTATTATGGATTGGGTGATTTTGCTAAGAAGTTTGGTGGTTCTCCATCAACACTTCCAACGCAACTTCGTTATCTAACGACTGAGGTTCAATGGAAACGAATTGAAGATAGGATGAAAACTCCTGGTAAGTCTATCAATCGTTACATGGACTATGCGTATAGTTGGATTGGTTGGGGGCATCATGGAGCTAGAACTTCATATGCTCATGAATATGCTTCTAAACTGATCACGGTAGAAGTTTGACAAACTGAATAATAGGGGAGAAGCAAAGGTCTCTCCCCTTGACAGATAATTTTTATATAATATATAATACAAATAGTGCGGACATGGTGTAGCGGTAACACGTCATCCTTCCAAGTTGAAATCACGAGTTCGATCCTCGTTGTCCGCTTTATGAAAATAATAAATATCTCACAACCGTAGTGAAAAAATGACTAAAATAAGATGCAAAAATTGTAATGTTGAATTAAATTCACATCCAATAAAAACAAAATGCTGTGGTTGTGATAATTTGACAACCATAACTGGAGAAAAAATTAGTGCGTTAGATTTAACTCTGGTTGAATTGATAAATTCTGACTATAAAAAAGATACTAAATCTGTGTTTTCCAGAGAAGATTTGGAGTATCAGGAATCAAGAAGAAACCGTAAAATTAGAAAATTAGACTTTGAAATTCGTTAATAATTTAACAATCTCTTAATGAGTGTGTCGTATTGATAACAATAGGTAGGCGTTTGGATTTATAGAATTATAATATATTAGTATACTCTTTTAATACTTATATGGACCAACATACTTACAATAATTGGGTCCGTATTAAAGAAACTTTCGAAGCTTCTGGAAATACCGACAATATGTTTTATAAGAGAGCAGTTGAAATTGTAAAAACCAGAAGAGATCCTTTAGCAAAATTTCTTGGAGATGTGAAGTGATGGAACCACATGATGAATTTATTACACGAGTTGA